GCTCTCCTCTTTTTTTTTTTGTTTAAAAAATTTTCTTCTCCGTGATTAGGTTAAGTATCAAAAGTAGGGGCACCTACAGAAAACATAGGAGGTAAGAGGCAAAATGAAATGTTATGCAAGTGATTATTGCCAGAAAGATAAAAGCTCCTGTAGTGATGTATGCGGAGGATACAGGGTACTCAGAGCTTTATACAATTTAAGCAGAATCCCAGAGAGATACCGTTATACTATTGCTCTTAAGCCAGAAAATGGAGAGGATCTGGAGGCGTTTACAGTGCTGGATAATTATAAAAATGATGTGCTCAGTATGGTAGATGAGGGCAGAGGCTTATATATTTGGGGAAAGAGTACAGGGAATGGTAAAACCTCATGGGCTTGTAAGATTATGAGTTACTTTTTCAGAAAGATAGCTTTTAATACAGGGCTGGAAAATGAGGGGCTATATATTTTTCTCCCCACTTTCTTAGAAGATCTCAGAGATAATTATGATAACAAAGATCCAGAGTTTGATGAGATCTTAAGAATGATAAAAACCTGTAGGCTCCTCATCATAGACGATATAGGAGCAGAGAGGGTAACGGACTGGGTAAGGGAGAGGATGGTAAGCATCATAAATACCAGAGTATCTAATAACCTTACTACGATCTATACCAGTAACCTCTCTCCAGAGGAGCTTAGGAGTGAGTTAGGGGATCGGATAGCCAGTAGAGTATTAGGATCCTCACAGGTAGTAGAAATTACAAGCGGAGATAGGAGGGGATTATAAATGGCTAATATGATTGAGCAGAGTTTACTCTGTAAGGTATTAGATGCTCCAGATCTGGAGATCCTCCACTCTAACGGAGTAGTAGAGGAGATGTTTCTTACCTGTAAGGATGAGATCCATTTTATCGTAGAGCACTATAACAGCTATAAGCAGATGCCAGATAAACTAACCTTTTTAGGCAGGTTCAAAGATTTTCAAATGTTGGAAGTTACAGAGAGTACAGATTACTTAGTATACAAGCTCAAAGAGGCTTACACATATACTAAGCTGGTGCCTCTGATTGAGGATACAGCAAAGGTAGTAAAAGAGGATAGTATTAAGGCTATTCAGTACCTCAAAGAGGAGATAGAAAAGCTGGAGAAATCCGTACCAGTGAGCAGGAATAAAGATGGCTATGATATTATCTCTAACGCTGGAGATCGCCTTACAGAGTATAAAAAGCGTTGTGAGGTAAAGGGGCTTATAGGTATTCCTACAGGTATCCCTAAGCTGGATGAGATTACTAATGGTTGGCTCTGGGGAGAGGATCTGGTAGTACTCACAGGGCGTACTAACGTGGGTAAAACATGGATCGGAGAGTACTTTGCTACTATGGCGTGGAACATGGGTTATAAGATCCTTATGTACTCTGGAGAGATGAGTACCGCTATGGTTGGTTTTCGTTTTGATACTCTCAATAAGCATTTTAGCAATATGGGGCTCCTTAATGGATCTGGTACTTTGGGAAAGAAACCAGATACAGACGGAGCAAAGTACTTACAGGAGGATTATGAGAAGTACATAACACAGCTCCAGCAAAAGAGCGGATTTATCGTAGTTACTCCAGATGATTTTGAGGGGCGTAAGCCTAATGTAGATGAGATCAAGAGCTTAGCTATTAAGCATGGGGCGGATATGATTGTAATAGACCAGCTCTCTCTTATGAGTGATAAGCGTAGGGCGGATATACCTAGAATAGCGTATAACAATATCTCAGAGGATCTCTTTTTGATGAGTAAGGAGCTTAAAAAGCCTGTACTCCTTATGGCACAGGCTAACCGTGAGGCAGTTAAGAACCGTAAAAAAGGAGAGAGCCCAGAGCTCCACGATCTGGCAGAGAGTGACGGTGTAGGACAGAACGCCACAAGAGTATTATCTCTATCCGTGATAGATGGCACTCTTAAGATCAGTGTTAAGAAAAACAGATATGGTATCAATAACAAAGAGGTACTTATGATCTGGGAAGTAAACACAGGATACCTTAAGCCTCTCCTTAGTGAAAATCCAGAGGAGAGTACAGAGGATAAAAAGGACGATAAACCCGATGGAGAAAAGGATAAAGGAGGAGAGAAAGATTATGGTTTCTAAAGGAGGAGTACCTAAGGGGCGGATCATCCCTGTATATCTTACAGATGAGGGAGATGTGTACCCTATTTATTTACATGAGATGGGAGAGTTAGAGATTATCCAGAGGCTTGTAGCAGGTATCTTAGATAATAAAATTGTTGTGGATACTAATACCAGAATTAACTCAGAGAATGATAAAATCTCTATTTTTGATTTAAGTAAGAAAAAATAATAAAAATTTCTCTAAATGTTACCTCTTTTTCTGATTAGGTTAAGTAAATCGGAAAAGGAGGTACTTTTTTATATGACGATTACAAGTAAGGAAGTAGCGGAGATGCTGGGAAAGAGGCACGATAACCTTTTAAGAGCGATCCGCAAATATATTACACAGTTAGGAGATGAGGCTCCTAAGTATTTCTCAGAGGATCCAGATAAGGGCGGTAGATTATACCACATTACTAAGGCTGGCTGTGATCTTATGGCAGGGCGTATTATCGGAGCTCAGAGTGAGGCTTTTAAGACCAAGTATGCTCCAGTGTTTGGAGAGGAGGCTCCTGTAGAGGTGGTAGAGGAAAAGCAGGAGGAGCCACAGGAGAAAGCCTACACAGTAGAGGAGGTAGCCCAGATCTTAGGCTGTAGTGAGAGAAATGTATACAGAAATATCCAGAGCGGAAAGCTGGAGGCTGTAGAGCGTGAGGTAATGATCCCTACTCTTAAGAAGTTTGTAACAGAGGAGGCTCTGGAAAAATATAAAGCAGGGAGGGCTAGTTAATGAATTACTTTGAAATGAAATGGAGGCTCTCCGCTTGCAGAATACAGGCAGGATACTCACAGGCAGAGGTAGCAGAGATCTTAGGATGTAGTGATAAGACTATTGTTAGTTGGGAAACAGGTAAGACAGCTCCTAAGATGGAGAAAGCACAGGAGCTTAGTGATCTGTACGGTATCCCTCTTGCTTATATGGATTTTTCAAAGGCTGGAAACTCTACACCTCTTAGAGAGCGTGAGAGTGAGCCACAGATCCCAGCTTTTTAATTTATAGGAGGAAAAAAAGATGATTAAAGGACAGTTTGCAAAAAAATTTACACAAAGCAGTTTCAGAGAGAGGGATTAAGCAGGTAGAGCTTGCTAAGGTGCTGGAGGTACCGCCTACTACAGTAAATGGGTGGATGAGAGGAGCCCATTTACCAGACATTGAGAAGTTAATGGAAATTTGTGATTATTTGGAAATGCCTGTAGGAGAGATGTTAGGAGATCATAGACATATTAACGATTTAGACGAGGTTAAGCATCTTATGGAGGTATCGCTTAAACAGAAAGCCTATATTGAAAATTTAGAGGCGGAGCTTAATGAGTGTAAAATGTTAAATAATCAGCTTATGAGCGATCTGGATGCAGATGAGGGGCTTGCAGAAATTTGTGTGAATGAGTTTATTGCAGATACCATAAAGGCTGTAAAAGACACTGGCGTAAAGAAGATTACGGTTGAGTTTTGATAAAGAAAAAGAGCCAGCTTTTGCAGGCTGGCTCCATCCAGAGGATTACTCCTCTTTAAGATTTTGTAGCTCATTGATGCGTTGAGCTAATCCCTTAAGTAGCTCCAGATCCTTATCTGATAGTGAGATAGATAGCTTAAATAAATCGTATAGAGAGGGCTTACTCTCTAAGATCTTTGAGATTAAAGCAGGATCAGTAGAAAACTTTTCCTGTGAGAAAATCTCTGGATCTCTTAGGAGATCCGTAGCATCTATCCCTAGATAAGTTGCTACAGCCTCAATCCTATCCATTCTAGGAGTGTTCTTTCCAGTACACCATTGAGAAACTGTAGAGGAGCTGTAGTGGAGATCGTTGATTAGATCTTGCTGAGTTTTACCTTTTACCGCTAGGTAGTAGGTAAGTGCTTTAGCAAATGTACTCATTGTTTTTACACCTCCTCTCCTTTGAGGGATAAGTTAATTATACAGTATTACAGAGAAAAAGTAAAGTAAAACAGAGATAAAACTCTGTAAAACAGAAAATTAGGTATTGACATCTCTGTAAAACAGGATTATATTATAATTGTTCTCTGAGAAACAGAGAGAACACAGAGGGGGTACTCCCCTCATATATTTTTGCTATCAATCTCTATTAAACAGAGAATGATATACAATAAAACAGAGATAAAGGAGGTACAAGCTAATGAATTTAGCGGAGTTAAAGGAGGCTTATAAAGCCAGAAAGTTAGCCTTAGACAGTGCAAAGAAAGAGGAGGAGAAATACAAGGCACTCCTTAAGGATGCGATGTTAGAGGCTGGAGAAAGTGATTACACGGATGAGGCTGGATACCGCTTTGAGCGAATTGTGCAGGAGCGTAAGAGCATGGATGAGGAAAAGCTCTTAGCAGAACTCCATGAGAGAAACCTTACTAGCTGTATCGCAACTAAGGAGGTTGTAGATGAGGATGCAACTCTTAAGGCGGTAGAGGCTGGAGAGTTGCCACAGGAAGTATTAGCAGATGCCTTAAAGGTAACAGAGGTAGTAATGCTTAAGCTCACAGCTCCTAAAAAGGCAAAGGCTAAAAAGTGATAACGATCTGGAAAACTCCAATAGTAGCCACAGTAGAGCAGGTACTTAAGGATCTTAAGCTCCAGCTCTACGGAGCAGGGCTACTTAAGGAGATTAAAAACACAGGATCGGATCTTATGTGTACTTGCCCTTTTCACGCAAACGGTAAGGAGCATAACCCATCTTGCGGAGTGCTCCTACAGCAAAAGGTAACAAAGGATAAGACCTACGAGGCTGGTACGGTGCATTGCTACACCTGTGGATACACAGCGGATCTACCTCAGTTTGTAGCGGATCTGTTAGGGCTGAGTAGCCCAGTAGAGGGCTTTAAGTGGCTGGTAAATCAGTACAACTACCAGACGGAGGAGAGAGAGCTCCCAGATCTGGATATGTACAGAGGATCCACAGCTAAATCCTCAGTACTGGAGGAGAGCTTAGTAAAGCAGTACACACAGAACCTCCTACAGAGTGAGGAGGCGTGTAGGTACTTACATAAAAGGCGGATAGCTAACTGGGTGTTAGAGGCTTATGAGCTGGGGTTTGATCCAGAGGATAAAACAGTACTTTTCCCTGTAAGGGGCATGGATGGGAAAGTGATCTTTTACAAGGGCAGGAGCATAGCTGGAAAGCATTTTTATAACGCAAAAGAGGTAGATAAAACCTCCGTAGTGTTTGGGCTCTGGGAGATCCTAAACGGATCTTTTAGCTGGGGTACATCGGATCAGATAGAGGAGGTTTGGATTACAGAGAGTGAGATAGATGCTCTTAGCCTTATCTCTTATGGAGTACCAGCGGTAGCCATCATGGGATCACATATCTCAGAGGATCAGTGTAAAGAGCTGGAGCGTACACCTTTTAGGCGGTTTGTACTTGCCACAGATAACGATGATGCAGGGAGAAAAGGAGCCTCCCAGATCAAGAGGTTACTGATACCTAAAGGTTTTCGGTTTATCAACCTCAAATGGCATACGAGCCTAAAGGATATTAACGATCTTGTCAAAGAGTACGGAGATGGCTGGAAAGACCATCTCACAGGATATTAAAGGAGGAAAACAGGATGAGTAAAGGATTTATTACAGGAACAAATGAGGAATTTATTAAAGCGTACAAAGAGAGTAGAGATGAGAGCTATCTTAAAGAGCTCATAGAGGCTAACAAGGGGCTTATTAACATTTTGGTATCCCCTTATTTAACCTCTATCCCTAATTCTGAGTTAGAGGATCTCACAAGTGAGAGTTACATACCGATGCTCAGAGCTATAGAGGATTACGATCCAGAGCAGGGAGTAGCTTTTTCTACTCTCCTTAAGGTCTATGTACGCCAGCACCTTAACCGTTTATACAACGAGGCTACACGCCAGAAAAGATTTACAGGTACCACTCCAGATAGCTTAGATCGGTTATCTGAGATCAATAAAGAGGGCGGTACAGAAACCGATAGCACCTTTGAGGTAGAGTGTAAGGATTTTAGCTCTGTAGAGTTTATGGATCTCTTAGATAGCTTACAGCTCAATGATAAGGAGCAGGTAGCGGTAAATATCCTCATGGCTGGAGGAGCTAAGGGAGAGATTGCTAAGGCTCTCAATATTACTAATGCTACCGTAAGCTGGCATATCAAAAACCTCAAAAAGAAATTTATTTTAGCTGGTTATCAATATGCTGTCTAAATAATCTGGGTGGATGTGATTAAGTTATTTATCACGAAAAGCAAGGAGGTAAGCGGTATGAGTAGTTTAAGAACCCTGTTAGCCATCTTAAAAGGAGAGGCTGTAGTGCTTACTAAAAAGAGTGAGCATAAGGCGGATGTGCTGGTAGGAAAGAATGTGGATAAGCGTTTTGCTATCAACAGCATGGTAGGAGCTGTAAAGGCTTTGATGCTGTAGTTATAGAAAAAAAAATAATTAAGGAAAAACAGGAGGATACAGAAATGGGATTACAGGATCTTATTAACAAGTATGACAATGGAGGATTTTCTAAAACAGGCTGGTTTCAGTTAAAGGATGATGGAGATACAGCTACAGTAAGATTACTCCACAAAGGAGAGGTAGGAGTAAAGGATGGAGAAACAGATTATGATTTTCCCATCTACGAGGTACACAAATTAGATGTAGACGGTAGCGGTAGAGATCGTACTTGCCTCTGTAAGGGAGAGAGCTGTGAGTTTTGTAAGAGCGGTAACAAGCCTCAGTTAAGAATGTTCTTACAGATGATTAACAAGGATGAGAAAGATAAGGATAAGCAGGTACAGCTCTGGGAGAGAGGCTTAACAGATATTAAGAACCTTATCGGCTTAGCTGGAGAGTACGGAGATCTCACTAAGAGAGATATTAAGATTAAGAGATCTGGAGCAAAGGGTAGCCTTAAGACTACATACCAGTATTTCCCTAAGGATCCTAGTGAGATGGAGATCCCAGAGCCTCAGAATTTAGTAGGCTCACTTATCTTAGATCTGGATCGTGAGGATCAGATTAAGGCTATCGAGGGTAGATTACAGCTTAACAAGGGTAACAATAACGATAGTAACAATGACAGCGGAGCAGGAGCTACAAGAGTATTTTAAGGCAGGGAGGGAGGCTAAAAACCTCCCTCTTTTATTAAACAGGAGGATACAGGATGGCAAGAGAGATACAGGTAGATATGAGTAGAGAGAGCGTGGATCTGGAGGATCTTAGTAGCCGATTAGCTCATAAAAAAGTATGTAATATAAATTTGAAAAGAAACCAGAATACCTTACTTAAAGGGCTGGAGGTAATAAATGAGCTGGTAAAGAGCGGTAGGCTCCATGCTGAGGGAGAGTATGAGATTATCCGTACTCCAGAGAGGCTTAAGGAGGTAATGGAAACCTACTTAACTGGAGTAAGTGAGTATGTACTGGATGTGGAAACTACAGGGCTGGATGTGTATAACGATATTTTAGTAGGTATCTGTTTATATAATCCAGATCTCCCTAGTTTCTATGTACCGTTTAATCATACGGATCTCCAGAATAAGAGAGTTGAGGGGCAAATGACAGAGGAGGAGTGTAAGGAGGTTATGCTCCCTTATCTGGCTAACGGATCCCTTAAGTGCATCAATCATAATATTAAGTTTGATGATAAAGTAGTTACTTTCCAGTGGGGGCAGAGGATCGCTAATGTATGGTGGGATACTAATATAGCTGGATGGGTACTCAATGAGAATGAGAAACACGGATTAAAACCGATGTATAACAAGTATATCCTCAATGGGGAGGGCTCAGATGAGGATTTTGGAGATCTCTTTGAGGGTATCCCATGTAACTATATCCCTATTGATATTTTTGCTATTTATGGAGCTAACGATGGTTTTAAAACATGGGCTCTGTATCAATTCCAGAAAAAGTATCTTAGAGAGGATCATCCGAGAGCAGACTACAGAAAGCTCTATCATGTGTTTAGAGATATTGAGATGCCTCTTATTGATGTTTGTATGGATATGGAGCTTAGAGGTGTAGAGATCCGTGAGGATTATGCTAAGGAGCTCTCTGTAAAATTTAATGCAGAGATGGCGGAGAAAGAAAAGCTCTGTGATGAGTATGTAGCTAAGTTTGATAAGTTTATAGAAGAAAATCCTACTCTTATGAGATTAACTAAGGGTACTAAGAAGATTAACTATAACAGCCCTCAGCAGGTGGCTTGTTTATTCTATGATATTTTCAAACTGAAAAGCGTATCCAGAAAAGAGCCGAGAGGCACAGGAGATAAGATAGTACAACAGCATAGAAATAAGGCTAAAAAGGCAGGTACTAAAAAGGGAGAGGAGTTTATCCAGTTTTTAGATAACTACCAGAGATACAAAGAGTGCGGAAAGCTCTTAGGAACTTACATAGATAAGATCCCAGAGGTTAAGTGTGCTAAGACTAATGCAGTACATACCACATATAACCAGTATGGGGCTAAAACAGGTAGATTTAGTAGCTCTGATACAGTTACTAAGATCAATTTACAGAATATCCCTAGCCATGAGAAAAGTATCCGTAAGATCTTTAGAGCCAGAGATGGTTATAAGTTTGTAGGTGGAGATTTTAGCCAGATTGAGCCACGAGTACTCTCTTATGTATCTGGAGATGAGGCTATGCAGGAGGCATACAGAGAGGGTAAAGATCTATATGCTATCATGGGATCTAAGGTTTATGGAGTGCCTTATGAGGATTGTAGAGAGTTTTATCCAGATGGTACGGTAAACGCTGAGGGTAAACACAGGCGTACAACTATGAAAAGTGTACTTTTAGGTATCATGTACGAGCGTGGAGCTAAAGCCATCGGAGAGCAGTTTGATAGATCCGCAGAGTGGGCTCAGAAACTTATTGATGATTTTTATAAGAGTTTTCCTAAGATCCAACAGCTCCGCCTTAAGGTAGAGAAGATGGCGGAGGAGTACGGATATGTAACTACCATACAGGGCAGAAAGAGAAGATTGCCAGAGATGCAGTTACCAGATCACGATGATTACCGCTATCAAGAGGCTCATAGGCAGAGCCTTAACGCTGTAATACAGGGATCCAGTGCGGATATTATGAAATTAGCTATGATCGCTATTTACAATGATCCTCAGTATAAGGCTCTGGATTGCCACATGGTAATAACCGTACATGATGAGTTAATTATGGAGGTGCCAGAGGATCATATTAAGGAGGGAGCAGATCTCCTAGTAAATACCATGAAAAGAGTAGGACACAGCCTTATAGATCTCCCTATGAGCGTAGATGCTGAGGTAAATGATTACTGGTATGGAGAAAATTTAGCAGATGATTATTTAGAGGAGGAGTAAGCCTATGGGATATTTTCCTTTACCAGAGCTAAAGGGTAAGCCTAACAGGATCTTTGTAGATGGTAAAACTCTAAATCAGATAGCTAAGGAGAGCGGTATAAGGCTGGATATAGTACAGCACAGATATAGCAGAGGTATAAGAGATTATGAGGGCTTAACAAAGCCCTCTCATATCAGAGTAGAGCATGAAAAGTCACAGAGGAAAACCTACTCTATAATGAGTGCTGGAGAGAGAGTAATGGAGAGGATCTGGGAGCTGGATATACCTCTCCAGACTATCTCCGATAAAACAGGGATAAGCAGATCCACAATATACGCCTTTTTATATAACGGTACAGATCTTAGTAGTATGAGGCTTGCTAAGATCTGTAGCCTTTTAGGATTATCAATGGATTATGTGATGGGATTAAAGGAGAAACCAGATGGCAAAATGTAAATACTGTGGAGCTGAGGTAACAATAGGGGAGAGATGTACTTATTGTGGCAGTAAGGCGGAGAGCTGGTACTACCCTGTAGCAGAAAAGAAACAGGAGCCTAAAAAGAAGAAAGCCTCACATAATAGGGTAAGAGATCTGTTTAATGGAAAAATTTATATTGTAAAAGAGGGCGATTGCCTCTGGAATATCGCTAAAAATTTGTATGGAGCTGGAGCAGAGTATTACAGGATTGTAAGGAAAAACCATCTACAGGATCCTAACCATATAGAGGTAGGGCAAAAATTATACTATTAGGAGGATAATTATTATGAGTATGACGGAATGGGCTAAAAGAGAGGTAGAGATAGCATCTAAGAGAGAAAGAGGAGATAAGCTAGAGAGTGAGTGGGATTATGGATGTGCTTGCTATGATAGTGCTCTTAAGGCTTTTGAGAGCCTTTGTGGAGACGGTCACAGTGGTTTTAGTATAGGTATTACAAAGGGGATCCTTAACAGATTGATAGATGGAAAACCTCTTACTCCGATTGAAGATATAGAAGATGTATGGAATGTGTGTAGTAGAGGAGAAAATGGAGGAGTAGTTACATACCAGTGTAAGCGTATGAGTAGCCTGTTTAAGGATGTATACCCAGATGGTACAGTAAAATATCACGATAATGATAGATATTATTGTACTAAATGGGATGATCCTAACCTGTGCTGGCATAATGGATTTATTGGTAGAATTTATAATGAGATGTTCCCTCTTACTATGCCTTATATGCCATCTAATAAATCGGATGTGATTGTATGTGATGAGCTCCTCACAGATCGTAAAAACGGAGATTTTGATACCTTAGCGGTATTATTTATCCAGAGATCTAACGGAGAAAAGGTAGAGGTAAACAGATATTTTAAGGAGGGAGAAAAGAGCTTTATAGAGATCTCTCCAGAGGAGTATGAGGAGCGTAAGAAGATGCACGAAAAGAGGCAGGAGCAGGAGGCTAAGGCACAGGATGAAAATTAGATATAATCGTTTTGCTGTATTTCCTGTGATGTGTCACGATTGCCATAGGTATATCTGGATGGAGCCTTATACTGAGGAAAGAGGTAGGCAGGTTATACAGGAAAATAAGAGAAAGTGTATGGCAGGATGGCTTAAGGAGTTTGATTATACAAAACTCTCTTATGAGGAGGCAGAGCAGGTATATACTCTGGTAGCAGGTTTGAAAAATTCATAAAATTAGTATCTAAGGAAACCTCCTTTATGTGATTAGGATCGATCAAAACATAAAGGAGGTTTTTCTATTGAAAGTAGATATTTTTAACACAGAAAACAAATATAAGATAATCTATGCAGATCCAGCATGGTTATACAGGGATAAGGCGGTAGCAGGAGGTAGAGGAGCTGGATGCCATTACACAGTAACCAGTTTAGAGGATATAAAGGCTCTCCCTGTGGAAAAGCTGGCAGATGATGATAGTGTGCTTTTTATGTGGGTTACGATGCCATTTTTAGAGGAGGCTTTTGATGTGATGAGATCATGGGGATTTGAGTATAAAACCTGTGCTTTTACATGGATAAAGCAGAATAAGAAAGCAGATACTCTCTTTTGGGGTATGGGTAATTGGACTAGGGCTAATGCAGAATTATGCTTATTAGGTGTAAGAGGAAAGCCTAAGAGAATGGATGCAGGAGTACACAGTGTAATTATGAGCCATATAGAGGAGCATAGTAAGAAACCAGCGGAAACGAGAGATAGAATTGTAAAGTTAATGGCAGGGGGGGGGCTACCTAAAATAGAGCTCTTTGCAAGGCAGAGTATAGATGGCTGGGATTGTTGGGGAAATGAGGTATAAGAATTGTAGGAGGTGCAAAAAGCCTCCTCTTTTTTTTTATCTAAAAATACTTACCGTTTGTGATTAGGTTACTTATCAATCAAAACAGGAGGATCAAGGATGGTAAGACAGATTAAAAGAAAATGGAGAAGATTTTACAGAACTCATAGAGAGGGCTGTGAGTTGGTAGGAGATTTTATTGGAGCTGTAAGTATTTTTGTATTTTTATTTGAGCTCTATATCATCGGAGTTATGTTAGGAGGTCACTAATGGGAAATGTAATTTTAGGGCTTTTGTTAGTCGGCTACATAGTGGTTACTATCGTAAATCTGGTAATTGAGGTAAAGAGAGATAAAGAAACCAGACCTCTAAGGATAAGAGAAAGTAGATCCCAGATGTATTTAGCTTTTGAGCTTGCCAGATTTAATAAAAATATTGAAAAAGCCAGAGAGGAGGCGGAAAAGTAATGGGATTAAAGAGCTTAATAGCAGTAGCACAAGGAAAAAATGCAGAGAGCGTATCCTTTGAGGATAAGTTTCTTAAAAATTATGAGGAGGCTGTAAAGGCTAAGGAGCTGGAGGAGAGGCAGATAGCCCCATCTGAGTATATCCGCCCATCTTCTATGTATGGCTGTGAGCGTATGTTATTTTTCCAGAGAGTACATGGAGGCTCCCAGAACGGAGAGCAGAGTGAGGTAAATCTTATTGAGATATGCCAAAGCGGTACAGATAGGCACTTAGACATACAGCATATAGTAGAGCGTATGGAGGGTGTAGAGTGCTTAGATCTGGAGGAAATGGTAAAAGAGGCACAGGCTAAAGGCATTAAAACAGAGTTTGTAGGCTGGAATGAGGATCATACAGAGGGCAGGTGTAAAAATGATGAGCTCTCTATCTATTTCCAGCCAGACGGAGTTATTAGATTTAATGGTAAGGATGTAATCTTAGAGATTAAAACAGAGAGTACTTACCAGTTTAGTAACCGTTATGAGCCTAAGGCGGATCATAAGTGGCAAGCTACTTGTTACGGTATGGGGCTGGGGATAGATTATATCCTTTTCTTTTATGAGGATAGAAATTTCTGTAAAAAGAAACCGTACCTCTGGAAAATAACCGATGAGATGAAACAGGCAGTACTTAATAAGATACGAACTGTAAACAATGCTTGTAAAACAGGGATCCCTCCAGAAAAGGATGATAGCAAGTGTACTTACTGTAGATATAAAAATGAGTGTGCTTTAGTGGATGCTGGTAAGTGGGTACATCCTAACCCTCCAGAAAAGCCTCAGACAGCCCAGAAAGATACAAACAGAAAAAAGGCTAATAAGTCTACAGGTAAAAAAAAAGCCTCTACAGGGCAAAATACAGCGTTGAGAGCGGTATGTGGTAACTGTGAGCATTGTGGTAGAGAGCTGGGAGCTTACTACTGTAGCATTGATAAAGAGGGATCTATGTATGTAGATCGCAGAAAGAAATGTAAGTTTACTCCTAGCAGATTTAAGGGGGTACAGGATGGCAAGTAATAACATCGGTAAAACCTTTGAGCAGGAGTTTAAGGAGTGTGTACCTCCAGATTATTACCTGTACCGCCTAAAGGATGATACAAGCGGATTTTATGGAGTATCTAATCCATGTGATTATATCCTTTTCAGATCTCCTTATCTCTTTCTGGTAGAGCTTAAAACTCATAAGGGAAAGAGCATACCGATAGCTAAGATCAGACCTAACCAGATACAGGAAATGGAGAAAGCTACTCATTATGAGGGAGTGTATGGAGGCTTTTTAATCAATTTTAGAGAGCTGGAGGAAACCTATTACATAACTGTACAGGATGTGATCCAGTTTACTCAGACAGAGGAGAGAAAGAGCATACCTGTAGAGTGGTGCAGGGATCACGGAATAAAGATAGAGCAGAAAAAGAAAAGAGTGAGATACAGCTACGATCTGGAGAGCTGGTTAAGGAGGTACTATGGAAAATCCGTGTAGTAATTGTGATAGTACATCAATGGAGATGTGTTTACTTATTAGACACTGTGAGCACTTTGTAACAAAGAAATCTAAAGAGGAGAGCAGGTGTAAAGAGTATGTAGGAGTTACCTGTGTAAATGGTGGATGCCCTAACGCTATGGCGGATGAGTACCCAGAGTATGGTTATGAACATTGTACCTGTGAGGAGTGTGGATATTATAAGGGCTGTGAGGATTGTGCCTTAGCAGGTACAGAGCATTGTAATAAGGTTCCTACAGGAGGAGGTAAAGATGGTACAGAGCGATAAATTAAAGAAAATCATAGCAGAGGTAAAAGAGGAGAGCTCCCCTGTAATAACTCTCTCAAATGAGTTAATAGCAGATTTTAGTAAGGAGCTTGATAGTGCTATCTCAGAGCTGGATATGATTATGGAAAGCATCGGAGAAAACTCTATAGAGGATATACCAGATAGCCAGATAGAGTATTACTGTGTTAAGATCCCAGCTCTTATGTATTATGCAGGGCAGAGAGTAGAGGAGCTGGGTATGCAGGTAGATCTAGCCTCTAACGCTAAGAAAAGTGCTCAAAATGAGGCGATGGTAAAAGTATCTGGTACTGTGCAGGAGAAAAAAGCCAGAGTAGAACAGCTCACAGAGGATAAAGCCTTAGTAGAGGCTATTTATCGTAGAGCTTATAACAGCCTCAAAGTTAAGTTAGAGATGGCTGAGAAGATCTACAGCGGATTAAAGAAATCTCTCTCAAAGAGGATAGCAGAGGTAGATCTGGATAGATTTAGTAAGGATAAATATACCAGAGAGCCAGAGGATCCTATGGAGGAGTAAGCCTATGGAGCGATGGGCTTATGAGTACTTTAGGAGGCAAGCCATAGAGGATAGATGTAAGCAGGAGGCACAGTGGCTAATTGATAACCCTAAAGACAGTATCCGTAAAATGGCTAAAGAGTTTTGTATAAGTAAGAGCCAGCTACATAGAGATCTCCATGAGCTCAGAAATATAGATGATGATCTCTATGTACAGTGTAGAAATATTTTAAGGAGGCACAGAAGAAGTGGAGGAAAAGTTAGATAAGTTTTTAGCATATCTGGAGGAGAACGGTGTAGAGATCTCTGGAGAAACAGCTTTTAAGTGTGATGATGGTATTGTACTTTTTAGCCCTAATGAGGGAGGCGGAGTAGATATAGCCATTATCAGAAATGTGATTGAGTTAAATTACAACTTAGGTATTACAGATGCAGATGTAAAACTCTTTAATACGGAGGTAGGCATTATGCAGGAGTTAGGAGGAGAGGGATAATGGTAATAGAGGAGTGCTCTAGCAGAAAAGGGCGGTGTTTTGCAACAATTACTCTTACTTATGACGAGATAAGAGATATAGCTAATGGGTTATATTATTTGTCTAAAGATAAGCCAGAGTATACAGGAATAAAGGATAAATGCAAGGTTGTTTTTGACATGGTTAAGCATGGAATGATACAGCCAGAAACAGTAGAAAGTATGAGTAAGAAAGTAGGCGTAAAAGATGGCGGAGATAGATAACCTCATAGCTGAGGTAAATAAGAAATACAAAACGGATATAATCCGTAAAGCATCTGATCTTAAGGGGATAGAGTTTATCCCCTACACCTCCCCTATGATGAATTACTTAACCAGAGGAGGAGTACCTGTAGGGAGGATCATAGAGCTAGTAGGATTACCTCAGAGTGGTAAAACTACTACAGCTCTGGATATTATCTCTAATTTCCAAAAGAAATACAAAGATAAGTACTGTGTATATCTGGATGCAGAAAACACGATAGATAAGGAGTGGGGAGAAACTCTGGGGGTAGATTGGAGTAAGGTAATCCTCATCCAGCCAGAGAGTGAGTATGGAGAGGAGCTATTAGATATGCTCTTAGACTACATAAGATCTGGTAAGATCGGCTTAGCAGTATTAGATAGTGCTCCATTTATTATCCCTAAGGCAGTACAGGAAAAGGGGTTAGATGAGAAAAGCTATGGCGGTAACAGTGCTCTTATGAAAGCCTTTTGTGATAAGGCGGTACCGCTCTGTAAGAAAGTGGAGTGTACTTTTCTCCTCATCAATCAGTTAAGAGAAAACATAGGAAATCCGTACAAGCCTTTTAAGATCCCCTGTGGTACAGCTATAGCTCATGCGTGCTCACAGATCTTATGGTTTACAAAGGGATCCTTACTGGATGAGAAGTATAAAGAGGTAAGTAGCGGATATGCTAACCCTAGTGGTAATCTGGTAAGCGTGAAAGTGGAGAAAAATAAGGTTACTAAAAATGATCGTAGGCTCCAGACTTACACACTTAACTACAGTACAGGAGTGGATGAGATTAAGGATACCTTAGATCTGGCTATTATGCTGGGGATCATCTCACAGGCTGGGGCGTGGTTTAAGGCTACTCTTAAAGACGGTAAAGAGCAGAAAATGCAGGGATTTAACGGAGTGCAGGAGTTTTATTACAACGATCTGGAGGAGCTGGAGTATCTTAGAAAACAGGTATATGAGGCAGGTATGGTATGAGAGAAGTAGAGGAAACCTTAGCACATAACCTTAGAGAGGTAAGAGAGAAAAAGGGCTACACTCTAAAAGATGTGGTAAAAGGTACAGGATATACAGAGGTAAGTATAAGTAGATGGGAAACAGGTACACGGATCCCTAAGGCTACAGTACTTTACAATCTGGCTAAATTCTATGGAGTATCTGTAGATAGATTTTTCTGGAAATAAGAGCAGGAGGAGGCAGTAAAAAGCCTCCTCTATTATTTTATACAGGGGTTATATAAAAAAGTAATTGACATTATTATATAGGGGGTGTATATTATAAGTGAGGTAAGGAACTAGATACGAACTGAAAGAGAGGTAAACAATATGAGATATAAAAACAGTGATGATAACAGATACAGAGTACAGTTTATGAGATCTACAGAGGAGCTTATGGATCAGCTTACAGTTAAAGAGTTTATCTCTTATCTGGAAGAAAACGCAGAGTTTGAAGATTACACAGTAGAGTACATTGATAAGAAATGTGTTAAGTGTAGAGCCTATGATCTCACAGAGGAAAACAGCAAGCTCCATAAGGAGTTTTTAGTAACAGAGGATGGTAGAGTATTTTACTGGAGATCCTTAATCAGCAAGATTGAGCTGGTAGATGCTGAGGAAGAAAAACAGGAGGTAAGTAAGATGGTTATTAAGAGATTAAAAGGAGCTAAGTTTGGTACAGATAGAATAGCTAGAGTAGTTACAGGATATGCCCTCTATGAGGAGGGCAAGGGCTACATAGCTTTTAGCTCAGATAGAGATGAGTTTGGTATTTTAGCTCCATATATTCCCTGTGGAGGGAAAAGAGCTTTACAGAGTATTTTAGATGCTGGAGGCTTTTGTAGCTTTGATGGTATGGAGTATGTACAGGAGTTGGGAGCCTAAGGGCTCCCAGATCGGAGGGAAATATGTTTACAGTTTATCTTAAGAGTGCTGGAGGCACAAAGAAATACTTTACAGAGTTTGAAACAGAGGCGGAGGCTGAGAGCTTTTGTAGAGAGTATGGCTGGGAGTGGGTAGATGAGAATGAGTTTGTATGGGATATGGATTATGAGGAGGTGCGGAGATGAGTATACATGGAGTAAATGCTAGACAGCTCCAGATAATAGGTATCCTTAAGGAGGCTAAGTGTACAAACACAGCGGAGCTACAGGAGGAGTTAGGAGTATCTAGGAGAACACTTAGAACGGATATAGCGTATCTAAAGAGAGTGTATCCAGATAAGTTAATAACCCACAGAGGCAGGTATACAGGCGGTTTAGAATGGGTAGAGTAATAAGGAGGTAGATGATTTATGTTAAGAAAAGATAAGTTGTTAGGCGGAGTATTAGGGTTAGCTATAGGAGATGCTTTGGGAGTACCTGTAGAATTTGTGCAGAGAGAAGTATTAAAGAGCTCTCCTGTGGAGAGTATGGAGGGTTATGGATCTCATAACCAGCCTGTAGGTACATGGAGTGATGATACGAGTATGGTATTAGCTACATTAGATAGTATGTGTAGAGGCTTTTCTACAGATGGTATGATGGAGGCTTTTTCTAGGTGGTATAACATGGCAGAGTATACGCCTTTTGGAGAGGTGTTTGATATTGGAGGTACTACCAGATTAGCTATCCAGCGGTACCTTATGGGAGAAAGTGTTAATGATTGTGGCAGTAGTGATGTGTACAGTAATGGAAATGGCTCTCTTATGAGAATGTTACCGATGATTTTATATCTTGATGTTACGCCTATTAACTCTAATGCTGTAGATCTTATTTATAAGGTATCTGGTTTAACTCATGCTCATCTAATTAGTAAGATAGCTTGTGTATACTATGTTTATATTGGGATGTATCTTACGGTGTATAGTGATAAAAATGAGGCTATGGAGGATGCCATAAAAGCGGTAGATGAGTATTATAAAGATACCGTATACCCAGATACAAGGCTGGGAAGTCTTAGCAGGGTATTTACTCTTTCTGAGGAGGATATAAAGAGTAGCGGATATGTAGTAGACAGTTTGGAGGCTAGTATCTGGTGCCTGTATAATTCAAACTCATATACAGAGGCAGTATTAAGAGCGGTTAATTTAGGAGAGGATACAGATACTATAGGAGCTATTACAGGATCCTTAGCTGGGTTATTTATTGGAGGAGAGCACCTCCCTAAAGAGTGGGCAGACAGTTTACAGGCTAAGGATAAGATATTACAGATTGTGGATAGATTTTATGAACAGTATAAATAATGGAGGTATGTAGAGATGGTGGATCCGTTTGATCTTATGATGTTTAATAAGCAAGATATTATAAGTGTTGAGAAACGAGTTGAGTATTATAAAAAATGGTTTGAGGATTGCAGGGCTGTAAAATTATTAAAGGGCTTTGAATTTCCTGTAGATAGGATAGAGGCTTTAGAGGCTATAAGAGCTCTTAATACTGAGTTAGCAGATCTATATATGGTATCAATTCCTGTTATTACCTGTTGGGTAAGAGATGATAACTATGTATCAGCTACAGGGGAGATATATCTTACAGAGCCAGAGTTAGAGCCTTTTTTACATCAATTTAGGCACCATTTACAGAATGTGGAGCGTAAGTATGACAGGAGGGGATTAACAGCGGAGGGGCTTAATGGCTTATATTACAAGGTACCATATACTAAGTGTGTATATAAACTTTATGGGGAGGATGCCAGAGCGTGGGCTAGGATGGTTATTGAGTTAGCCTCATAAATGAGTTATAATATAACCACTATATAAAAAGGTAGGTGGTTACATGATAAAGAGATTGAGTGTAGTAATAGTGTTAGGTATTGCATTATCCTTATCAGCCTGTGGAAATACAGATAAGGCGGTAAATGAGCCCACAGAGGCGGAGAAAGTAACGGAGGCTATAGAAAGTACTCCAGAGGTAACGGAGGAGCCAGAAACAGCCACAGAGGAGGCGGAGGAGCTATCTGTAATCTATGCAGACGATGAGGAGATCAATTTATATCTGAATAGGTATAATGAGGTTAATGTGGGGCAGGAGATAACAGCGGATCAGTTTGAGCCTTATAAGCATCATGGTAGTGTACATAAAAATCAGATAAAACTCAAAACAGAGGAAACTACTATATCAGCTACAGGAACTAAGGTAACAGTATACTTAGAGTGTAAGGATCTGGAGCAGTATAAGGAGGCGTTTCTGAGATTTGTAAAGCCTTTTAGTGATACCGATATAGAGAAATGCTGGGAGCAGGTTTTAGCGGATGATACAAGGGTTATAGAGTTTGACGGATTTAGTACAGAAACCAGTAAATTTAATGGAAATATAGAGTATATGAGTATTTATGGATCTATAGAGTAGGAGGCGGATTATATGAAAATTGGAATAAGAAAACCTAGCCTTAAAAAGGCTATCAAAGCAAGTACCACAGGTAAGGCTAAGAGAGCAGTAAAGAAAGCAGTTAATCCCTTGTATGGTAAAAAGGGTGTAGGGCTGGCAAAGAACCCTAAGAGAGCTGTAAAAAATGCTGTGTATAAGAAAACTACAGTAGGAGTAAAAGATTTACTCAAATAGGAGGGCGTATGGAGGAAAGATTTAAGGATATGACACCTTATGATAGAGCTGTGAGGATCACTCTTTACTCAAATAGAGTAGGAAAGATGGAGGAGCAGAAAGATCGTACAGAGGATCCAGAGGAGATAAAAGCTCTGGAGGAGAAAATAAAGGAAACACAGGAGCTCATAGATGAGTTATTAGAGCTATTTCTGTAAGGAGGTATCTATGGAGAATGAAAGGCAGAAACAGGAGGTAATAGACTTTCTGGAGAACACTTACACAGGGGCTAAAATGATGGGAGATGAGGAGGTAATGCTAAGAGCCTCCAGAGCACTCTTAGCATTTAAGGCAGATGTTCATAAGGATATTTTCATAGAGGAGAATGTGCTGGAGTTTTAATACCAGAGAGAGGATCTTAGGATCCTCTTTTTTTTTATCTAAAAATACTTACCGATTGTGATTAAGTTAAGTATCTGAAAAAGAGAGGAGGATCCGATGAGGAGAGAAGATTTAGAGGAGCGTTTGGATACTGAGGTAACAGTTACGCTTTTTGATGGAAGTGAGTACACAGGAGTACTTAGACAGTGCGGAACAGATTATGTAAGAGATAATGATAATTTATTTCTGGTAGGTAGAAAGTATTACTTTGTAGAGATGGATTATGGTATTTCCTGTATTTTTAGATGTTCCCATGTAAAAAGATGCAAGTATGCAGGAGGAGCAGGATGATAAAAGCTAGATACATAGGGGTAGATAATGAACTTTTACAGAGCGGTAAAGTATATAAGATCAAAACAATTTCTGTAATGTGGAATGGTAAGCCCAGATTAAGAGTAGCTTTTGGAGAGTGTTTTAGATACTGGGTGCATTATGGTAGCCTAGAGGAGTTTCTTAAGCGGTGGAAAGTAGAGGCGGTATATCATGGTAATTGAGGTACCTTTTGAGTTAGGGCAGAGGGTGTGGGTGGTGTACAGAGAGGCTATCACTAAGAAAGAGGTAGAGCGGTGGTACGATCACTTAGGCATAGGAGAAACTGTACACACGGTAACGGTAGGTTATAGATGGGTTATAAGGGAAACAGCCTTTAGATACGGCTTACTAGATAAATACCCTTTAGATCGTATTTGTAGAAATGAACATTTAGCAAAATATAAGGTAATGCGGTTAGAGGCATACGATAAGAGGAGTGAGCGGAAAAATGGGTAGAGCTGAGAGGCGTAGACTTGAAAAGCAAAAAGGTAAACAGGTAAAAACCTATAATCTAACCAGATCACAGCTCCATAATGCAGTAAGGCAGGTAACAGAGGAGGATCTTAAGAGGATTAAACAGGAGGCTATGGAGGATGCCATAAATACAGCTATGACATTACTCTTAGTACTCCCTATGGAGGTACTCATGGATCACTACTGGAAAAAGACCTATGCAAAGAAGATACCAGAGTTTACAGAGCTGGTATTACAGTACTATGAACGCTGGCAAAATGGAGAGCTAGATATGGATGAGATGAAAAAGGATCTATGGGAGTATGGCGGAGTGAGATTAGAAGAAAGAGAGGCGGAGTAATGAGAGGAAAGCTGGGGGTATCTACAGTAACTCATAAAATGAAAAAGCCCAAGAGAGTAGCGTGTGACTGTGAGCGATGTAAGCACAGTAATAAAAAACACGGTTTTCTGTATTGTACTTATTTTGACTTAATATCTCCTAATAGATCTCAGTGTATTAGATATTGGGGAGTAAAACCTAAAAAGAAAAGAGGTAAGGGTAAATGAAAGATAGTACAAGAGCTAAGAGCTCCATACAGGAAAAGCGTATAGCTAAGGCTATGGGCGGTAGGCAGGTAGTAGGATCTGGATCCACTCCGTTTCTAAAAGGAGATGTAGTGGTAGATAAACTCTTTATTGAGGCTAAAACAAAAATGAACCCTAGCCAGAGTATTACAGTAAAAAAGAGCTGGATAGATAAGGCTAAGGAGCAGAGCTTAGCCATGAGAAAAGAGGATTATGCCATAGCGGTATCCTTTGGAGATCCTAAGGAGTATTACCTCATTGAGGATACTTTAATGGAGGATCTGTATAAGAGCAGGGAGGCACTCAGAGCGGTTATAGATGCCTTAGGAGGGCTGGATGATCGCTTAGTGGATCTGGATAACTTAACAGGAAACGGTATAAGAGCATTGATAAGGAGGCACTTAGAATAGTGAGAGCTGAGTTTATCGGTAAAATATCTATGGGCTTTATTACAGGGCAGATATACACGATAGAAACAGCCTGTAAGATGGTAAAGAGGTGTAAAACCAGTAGAGCGGATCCTGTACCGTGTTTATGTGTATACGATAAAAACTCTAAGGCGTGGTGTCCGTATAGCAGTATGGAAAAGGTATTAGAGAACTGGAGATTATTATAAAAAGCGAGGAAAATATTATGTGTAAAATTAGTGAAATGAACTTAGAAACAGCTAAGTACTATGGATATGAGGCACAGAGTAACCAGTTAGTAGAGGAGTGTGCAGAGCTCATACAGGCGGTAAACAAGTACCGCAGAGTAGAAACAGGCTTAGGACAGCCTGTAGCGGAGGATAAAAAGGCTATTGCCAGAGATAATTTAGTAGAGGAGATTGCAGATGTAGAGTTAATGCTGGAGCAGGTAAAGTATCTCCTCCAGATCACAGAGGATGAGATCACAGCGGTTAAGACTTTTAAGGTAAACCGTACTAAGGAAAGAATGGAAAGCAATAAATAAAATATTTTTCAAAAACTATCTAAATTTTCCTCATATTGAGGATTAAGTTATTTATCAATAAAAATAACACACATAGAAAAGGAGAAAAATCTATGAGAGCATTTAAAGGATTTAACAAGGATCTTACCTGTAGAGGTTATCAGTATGAGGAGGGTAAGGAATTTCACACAGAAAGAGCGGAGTGCTGTGATACAGGTTTTCACGCTTGCGAGTATCCGTTAGATTGTTTCGGATATTATGATCCAGCACATAGCGTATTCCATGAGGTAGAGTTATCTGGAGAGATGGATAAGAGCGGAGATAATACTAAGGTATGTGCTACTGATATTAAGATCGGAGCTAGATTATCTATTGCAGGACTTGTAAAGATGGCTATTGATTTTACTATGAGTAAGGTAAACAAAGAGGCAGGATCAGACGAGCGACACGGTTTTGCATCTGCTACAGGGAATTATGGAGCCTCATCTGCTACAGGGTATAAAGGAGCCTCATCTGCTACAGGGAATTATGGAGCCTCATCTGCTACAGGGAATTGTGGAGCCTCATCTGCTACAGGGTATAAAGGAGCCTCATCTGTTAGTGATCCTACTGGTGTAGCGGTTGCATGGGGGCATGAGGCAAGAGCTAAGGGCTGTAAGGGAGCTCATCTTATCCTCTCTGATTGGAAATATGTAGGAGCCAGATATAGCGATGGAGATTATATGGATCCTTATGATAAGGAGAGCTGGGAGCTCACAGGAGCTAAGATGGTAGTAGTAGATGGAGAGAATATTAAAGAGGATACATACTACCGCTGTATCGAGGGAGAAATTGTAGAAGTAACAGAAGATGGAGAGATCGTAGAGGAATAATACAGGGAGTGGTACATTTTGTAAGAAAAGATGTACCACTTTTTTCTATTTTATCTAAAAATCCTCCTCAAAAGTGATTAGGTTATATATCAATTTAAAAGGGAGGTAAAAACCGTGTCAGAGGTAGGATGTGATATAGTTGAGTACCTTAAAGAGTTTCATACATCGGAGGGAAAAGCGGTAAAGGCTAGAGAGCTGTGTGTACTGTTTAATGTGCATGAGAAACAGCTAAGAAACATTGTAAGCGATCTGAGGCAGAATGGAGAGGCTATATGTAGCTCTACTTATGGTTACTGGTACTCCAGAGATCCAGATGATATATCCACTACCCTAAGCAGGTTAGTAGGGCAAGTGGATAATATGCAGAAAGTAATAGCAGGATTAAACAGGATCTTACAGGAGGTGCAGGATGAGCAAAAGGAGAGTTAGAAGAAAGAGGAGAGCCAGAGTAAAAATATTGCCTTTAATACTGGTAGGAGCGGTAATAGCAGGAGTAATTACTGTGATAATGAGTGTAAATCTAAAGGGAGCAGATAAAGAGCCTCCTACTGAGGAGATTTATATTACGGAAACTCTACAAGCTCCGCAAGCTGAGAACACAGAGCAAGTAACGAAAACAGAGCAGGAGGCAAAGCTGGAGCACGATCTTAATTATACATATCCGTATAATACGATGAGTGCAGACTGGGGATCAGAGGTATACGAGGATGGATTTAGATATTATGAGATCCCACAGGAGTATAAGGATGCTGGAGGATGTTTTCCAGAAATAGTACAGGTTTACCTCTGGTGTGAGTGTAAAGAGTATGGAGTAGATTATTATATGGTACTAGCCCTCATAGAGAGGGAGAGCTGTTATCACTGGGATAAGGTAGGAGATAACGGAAACAGTAAGGGCTATATGCAGATATACGAGAAATGGCATACAGAGCGGATGGAGGCGGAGGGAGTAACAGATCTCTTTAATCCATATCAAAATATCAGAGTAGGGCTTAACTGTTTAAGAGAGATACAGGATAAGTATTTAGCATCTAGCGGAGAAAATTGTGTACTCATGGTATATAACATGGGAGAGAGTACAGCTAAAAAGCTGTGGGCTAAAGATATTTATAGCTCAGCATATAGCAGAGAGGTAATAGCAAGAGCACAGGAATTAAGACAGGAACTAACACAGGAATAATACAGGATCAAGCAGGAGTATAGGAAAAACTATACTCCTTTTTTCTTGTTAAAAGGGAGGTACACGATGTTTAAGGTAGGCGATGCCATTAAGTGGATGTGTCCTCTGGATAATGATTATACCTATGGAGAGATTACAGCTCTTAGAAAGAGTGTAGCTACAGTAAAAGGCACTGGGTTATACAGCGGTATTACAGCGGAGGTACACCTAAGATACATAGAAAAAACAATGAGAGGAGGCGGTAGCGTTGGGAGCGATTGTAAGAAATGTAGTAAACGATCAATTACTAAGGCTGAGTTATAAGGATCCTAAGAACATAAAGAGATTTTTGAGAAATTGGGGAGGCTTAGAGGGCTTAAGTGAAAAAGGAGATACAGTAGCTACCTGTATCCTCACAGACCTTAAGACAGTAACAGCTATTGATCTGGATAAATACCATAAAAGCGATAGAGCAGAGTTTAATAAGGCGTATAGAAAAGGAAAGCTAAGCCATTATCAGTACATGAGTATAGCGTATGTGCTGGTACTGGGATATACACAGGATGAGTTAGCGTTTGTAATGGGCGTGGATCAGAGCGTTATTAGTAAGAATATAAACAGCGGTATAAAGAGAATACAGAGAGAGCTTAGAGCTTATCTGGAGGAGGATTAGATGAGTTTAATAAAGTGTGGAACCGATGAAAACGGATCCTACATAGAATTGAAAAGACCGAGAGGAGAAACGCCTCTATGTTTTATAGATGAGTGCGGAGTAGTACACGATACCATAAGGATTTATGAGTACAAGGCAGTAAGGAGTAAAGAGATCCCCACAGATAGCAGATGTGTAATGTGCGGAGAGATAATACCAGAGGGCTCTATGGTGTGCGATAGATGCAGAGAGGCGGTGGAGGGATTTGAGTAAGTTTAGGCGTGAGGAAGATGAGGCGGATAAATGGCTAAGAGAGCATGATCCTTACTATACATCCTCAGATAGGGATAAGAGAAAGAAAATGAGTAATCCCTATGAAACTCCAGAGCAGGAAAAGCGGAGGAGAGAAACAGAGATCCCTCTTAGTAACCTAAATAGTTATCAGAGAGTGCAATTTAAGCAGGTAGGAGGCTCTTATACAGAGCGTGGAGAGTTTGATCTGTAAAAGGGTGCATAAAAATTACAGATATGTACCCTAACTAATGAAACAAAATTACATAGCTTAGGAAATAAATAGAAAGAGAGGTACATGAGGCTATGAAAGATTTACAAGTAAAGTACACAGATCCGCTGGATCTTATCCCTTATGAGAATAACCCTAGAATTAACGATTATGCAGTAAAAAAGGTTATGGAGAGTATTAAGGAGTACGGATTTACTAATCCGATTATCGTAGATGCAGATATGGTTATCATCGCAGGGCATACGAGGAGAGAGGCTAGTATCTTAGCAGGGCTGGATAGAGTACCGTACATAGTAAGAGACGATCTCACTCCAGAGCAGGTAAAGGCTTACCGTATTGCAGATAACAAGCTGGCAGAGTTAAGTAACTGGGATGATGAGTTACTCAAAAAGGAGTTATTTGAGTTACAGGCGGTAGATTATTCCTTAGAGGTAATGGGCTTTACAGAGATAGACCTTAAAGAGATCTTTACAGAGAAAGAAGTACCTAAGGAGAAAAAGAAGAAAGAGGAGAAAACTACTTTACCTATGCTCCGTTTCGGATCCAACAGTGTAAGGATTACAGAGGACGAGCTAGTAATGCTTAGCAATAGATATAATGAGTATGTAGAGAGTACTCCAGATGAGGGCTTTATTACATGGCTACTAAAGAGAGGCTTATAGTAAAAACCTCTTACAGGGATGTGTTGGAGAGGATGCTGAGAAAGAGAGGCGTAAAAGTGGTTATGAGCGGAGTAAGAGAAATGACCTTAGCAGAGGAGATAAGAAATCTGGCAGAGCTGGGAGTAGATCAGAAT